GGTAGTACTACAGCAGTTAGTTTTACTAACTCCCATGTTGATACCATGGATGCTATTGTATCTGCTATAAAAACGGGTTGGCCTTTGGCAACCGTTGAATATAGTATATATGGTGAACAGACCGTTTTATGGGTAATGCTTGGCCAGAAGATTATCTCACCTTTAGAGGTCATTGATGATAGTTCAGAAAATTTATTAGGTTCTGTTGGGACACCTTTTATGGATTTTACTTCACTATCTCAGGCTAATTTGGTAGCCTTAAATGCCTTTGCATTAGATGAGGATTATGGGATACCTATTATATTAGGTCCTAAGGATTGGTCTAGTATTAACCCCGATCCACTATCCAATACCGATAATAGCTTGAGAAAGAATATCATAGGTATGGTATATTTACGAGGAAGAGGTTCTGCATATTTTAATATGTATTTAAAAGCTGAAAGGACTGGTAATCTAACGATGAAGGTATCATTAGTAGATAAACTATCAGGCGTTATTATTGAAGCTATTAACCTAGTTCTCAAGGTGGTATCAGTAGGTAATAAATACAAATATATTATCAGTAATGCTGAGACAATCAATACAGCTAATTCCAATTTTTTAGTTACGGATTACCAACTCTTAGATTTAACGGGTGAATCACAGATTGATGGTATCTATAAAAACCAAGATGATTGGGATGTTATGCCTTTCTCTTATATTTATTCCTTAGACTACCAAAGTTCGGCAATTGCTGATCCTGATATAACCTTAGGAGACTTTTTCCCTACACCAGGTTTAACATATAGAGCACCAGGTCAAGCCGAAAATCTAGTAGATCGTATAGGTCTAGTTGGTTTCAATTCATTTGATGATGGTGATAGTATTATGCAACCGGGTATAACAGACCCAGCATACCATAATCAATTATTAGCTTATGTTGATAGTAGGAAGGATATGGTAGCTTTTATTAGTTTAAATTCCGAAGGTGATAAGACTTCTATAATTTCTGCAAGAAACCAGGTAACGGTAGATACTCGCTATTCATGTTTCTTAGTAGGAGGAGCTAAGATCAACAAAGATTCTACAGTTAAGAATTTAACTGAAGCACCATTTATTGTTGGACCTAAATCTAATACGGATAAAAATCCAGGACCATGGTTTTCTATCTTTGGTTATAAGAGGGGTAAGGTTAATAACGTACTAGGTGTTATTAATAATTTTGGTAGTCCAGGTAAGGTTAAGGATTTAGCTGATCTAGCTGACAATCAAATTAATACACTACAATTAAGGAATGGCTCATTTATGTTCTGGGGTAACCTATCAGGTCAAAAAGCTACAACGGTATTTAGTTACCTTAATGTAGTATTCTTAGAGATATATATCAAAAAGCTTTTAAAGCCTATCATTGAACCTTTCTTAGATGAACCCAATGATATACCTACTTGGGTAGATATGTATCATTTGGTGAGAACTGAAATGGAACTACTAGCAGGACCTCAAAAGAGAGCCCTACATGGTTGGGACTGGCAAGGTGACCAAGATGCAACATCACTTGAAGACCTTAAGATCAATACTAAAGCTGATGTACTACAAGGTAAGTATAAGGCTTATTTAACAATAATACCAATCGTAGCTCTTAGAGAGATTACAATAGAATTGGTTATGAGTGAAGGAACAGGTTTAAACTTTAATATCCTATAACGATGGCAAAGATCGAAAATCCCCGTAAACAATTTAACTTCTCAGTACAAATTGTAGGGTTACCAATAAATCCTTTTCTTGTTCAAGAATTTGATGCACCTGAAGAAGGTGTAGAAACGGCAACACATGGTGATACAAACCATGACATTAAAACAGGTGGTCGTAAAACAGTTGGACAAGCAAGGATAAGTAAATTATCTACTACTGATGGTAGTGATAATTATTTCTGGGACTGGATGGCATCCATAGCTGATGCTATGATTGGAGGAGGTTTACCTCCCAATATGTATAAGCGAACACTATTAGTAACAGAGTTTGCTGAAGATGGTGCATCTATTATAAATACTTGGACTTTGATTGGTTCATGGCCAAGTAAGAAATCACAACAAGAATGGAAGAGAGCATCTTCTGATAACTCTTTAGAAGAGATATTCTTAGAGGTTGATAGAGTAGAGAAAATATAATTTTCCATTTATATTTTAAAGTAGAGATCGGGCTGCATATCCATTGCAAGCCCGATTTTTTTATTTATAACTAAAAAGTAAAGCAACTTATGAACACAAAAAAATTTATTGTACCTTCTGGAGCAGAGGTTACAATTAGAGAACAGAATGGTGAAGATGATAGCATATTATCTAATGTTGGATTAGCAAAAAAAGGCGAGCATATCCATACCTTTATTCAAGGGTTGATCCAGGAACATTCAGAATTTGGTAAAAGACCAACTTTAAAAGAAGTATCTGGTTTTAGGATAGCTGATAGAATTGTAATATTATTACAATCTCGAATGTTCTCGCTAGGTTCGGAATTCAAATTTCTATACCAATGGCAAGAAGGTGATAAGGTTAATAAAACTACTTATGTAGAAAATCTTGAAAGATACCTATTAGATTATGGTAAGAAGGATTGGGAAGAAGGCGAATTAGAGAAAATAGCTAATGAAGATCCATATGTAATACTACCATGTAAGTTACCAGGAAAAGATATATCATTTGAATCGCCTATCACAGGCAACCAATATGTAATGGATTATCTTACTGGCACAAATGAGAAAGAATTAACAGAGATAGGGGAGGATAATATGAATATAAATGTTATGCTAACTATACGAAACCTTAAAATCATTAAAGAGGATGGTGTTACGCCTATCACCAATTTTTCTATGTTTACAGCTAAGGAGATGGCTTTTTTAAGAAAGCAAGTTACAGTATATGATCCTGCTATAAATCCAGTAACAGAAGTAGTACACCCTACTAATAAAAGCGTAGTTGAGTTCTTACCTATAATGGATATACCTGATTTTTTCTATCCAGCCGAGATATAGAAACGGAATATTTTTATATCTCGCAGAATAAACTTAATATTACATGGGCCGAGTATAATGCCCTACCCATTAGTAGCAGGAGAAAGTTCATAGAATTATCTAATCAACATCAGGAAAGAATTAAGGAGCAATTTAGAAACAGATAAAAAATAATATACGATGTACGGAGGTTCACAGTTTAATTTGGGTATGACCCTTACTCTTTACGATAATTTTTCTCGTAAGGCTAACTCTGCCAACGCTTCTATAGACCGTATCTTTCAAACACAGAGGAATGCAGTAAACTCCATGATGACAGACATCAGGAATGCTTCCTCTGTTATTGCGATGGGTGGGGCTATGATGATGAGTTCAATGGCTGGCGTAGTAAAAGAAAGTTCGGAGTTTAGTTACATAATGAAATATGTAAAATCCATTACTCTGGCTACTAATGCCGAGTTTGATACCCTAGAGGCTAAGGTAAAGAAGGTAGCCCAGAATACGGTATTCCTACCAGCTGGTGTAGCATCAGGTGCTAGGTTTATGGCTCAAGCGGGTTTATCAGCTAAAACCATAGAAGGTACTATACAGTATGCTGCAGAGTTATCACAAGCCACCATGACCGCTTTAGGTGGTAAAGGAGGGGGTGCTGATATTCTTACCAATGTAATGAAAGGTTTCAATATCGCCATAGCAGATACTGCTTATGCTACAGATATTTTAGGTTATACTGCAAATAGAAGTAATGTAAACCTATTTGACCTCGGGGAATCTATGAAGTATATACAAGGTACTGCTAAAACCTTAGGTGTAGACTTACCCGCTGTAGCTGCTATGATTGGTACTATGGGTGATTCTGGTATACAAGGGTCAATGGCTGGTACTGCAGTAGAAAATATGTTAAGATATTCTGCTAAGGCTTTTGGGGCCTTTAAAACAGGTAGGCAAACTAAGGCCTTTGAAATGATGGGCTTCTCTCGAGAAGATTTTGTAAATGCCCAAGGAGGTTTTAAAGGGGCCATTAACATGATCAAGGTTATTAAGGAGAAGGTTAAAACTATGGGTGATGTAGATAAGGCTAATATCTATGAAGCTATATTTGGTGTTAGAGGGCAAAGAGCTATATCTCAGTTTATGATGCGATCAGATAAACTAGAGGAACGTATTAATTTCCTAAGATCAGGTGGGGCTAAAGGTTGGACTCACGATAAATCGGCTGATATGATGGACACCTTAAAAGGTAGTATCATGCAGATGAGTAATGCTTGGGAGACATTTAAAATTGAATGGGTTAAAGGCATAGAACCCATAATCAAACCTTGGATAAAAGGTATCACAATAATATTCAAAGGTTTTACTAAAGTTATGGAACACCCCATTGGTAAATATCTAGGTGGGGGTGCTGCTCTAGCTGTGGTAATGGGTACTGCTATATCAGCCTTATCGGCTGGCCTATCGGGTTTGGTGTTAATGCTAGCTAAGGCGGAATTATTCATGGATAGATATGCTATGGCTGCTGCTAAAGGTGCTGCATCTACCCAACTGTTAAATGGTTCTATGATGTTAGCAGGTTCACCCTTAATGTCTACTAAGGCGGCCATTAATCGGACGGCGTTTATAGGTGGAGCTTATGGTCCTGGGGGTGCTGCCGTAAAAACGGCTAAGAATGGGGCTCCCTATATAATCGGTCCTGGTGGGGGGGCTAGGTTTATATCCCCAAAACAAGCTGCTCAACAAAGGTTAGCAATGGCTGAAGCTAAAGCGGCTGGTGTATCTACTACAGCAATAAGAGGAGGGGCAATAAATGGCGCTCTTAACACAGGTAAGGTAGCTGCATTTTTTGGTAGGATGATGAAACCCTTAAGTTTCATAGCTAAAGGTATAGGTGGAGTCCTATCTTTTCTGATTGGACCTTGGGGTATAGCTCTGAGTATGTTAGTAATGTTCTTGCCATCTATAATGAGTTTATTAAATGATTGGTTTGGTTGGAATAAAGATAAGGATGTAGCTGATAAGGCTAAATTAAAGAACTCGG